GATGCCCGCGAGCACGAGGCTCACGACGACCGTCGCGACCGCGCCCGTGAGCGCGTCGCGTGCCTCTGCGAGCATCAGCAGCGAGTGCATCACAGCCCCCGTGCGAGGCGCGGCCAGAGCGCGGCGGTCACGTCGTCACCGTCCGCTCGATCACAGCGCCCGCAGGGATCGCGCCGAGGTCGGTGGTGCTGCCGCGCGAACCGTTGGAGGCGCGGTAGTAGTAGGTGGTCACGCCGCCGCCGATCTGTGCGCGCGCGGGCGCGACGCGGGGCGAGGCGATGGCGCGCTCGGGCGCGGTGACGAAGGTCGTCGCCATCGTCAGCTCGTCAGCGCGACGCCGTCGTTCGGCACCGCGACCGTCCAGAACGCTGCGTGCGTCAGGGTGCCGCCCGAGTCGACGCCGACGACAGGCGTGCGCCCGGGCTGCAAGAGCTTGAACAGCGTGCTGGTGCCGAGCACGTTGGCGCCCGCGTACCAGCGCGCGTCAAAGAGCACGTCGTTGCCGCCCTGGTCAGAGCTCGTGTTGCCCGCGACGGCGGCGGGGTTTTCGAGCCCCGCCGCCGTCCACACCGCGCCGCCGAGTCCGTAGCGGATCCACGCGTGGTTGCAGGCGGTGGACACCATCTGCGCGTCGGCCGTGTTGCTGTCGACCCCCGCGTTGACCAGCGCGACGGGGTCGGTGTTGCCCGACCACACCGGGTTCACCAGCGCATCGCAGGCGATGATCCCCGCGGCGCCGACGTTGCCCACCGGGAGCGGCGTGCGGCGCGTGAGGAGCACGAAGCTCGGCCCCGCGTCGTCGACCACGATGTGGCACTTCATCGCGTCGTTGACGGTGGTGCCACCCGTCGAGGAGCCCGGCATCACCGTGCGGAAGTTGTTGCCGCCGACGTATTGCGACGTCGAACTGTTGCGGTCAGGCGCCGTGGCGCTCCCCGCGGTGAGCGCGCCCGAGGCGGTGTACTCCATCTTCCACGCGCGGTAGTCGGGGTTGACGCCCGTGCTGCGCTGCCAGCTCCAGGCGCGCCCACTGCGCGACACGCACACCCACGCGCTGTGCCCCGTGCGCAGCGCCGTGGCGAGGTCTGTTGCGTTCGCAGGCTGCAAGGTGCTCCGCGCGCCGCTAGAGCCCGTGGAGTGCGCGACGTAGGCGAACCCGTTGGCGGTGAGCCTGAAGACGAGTTCTGCGATGGCAGCGGCGCCATCGGCGCAGGCGACGTCTCGTGAGATCTGCAGGGTCATGATCAGCTCCAGGTGATGCGGAGGTTGGCGGCGAGGATCACCGCGTAATCAGAGACCGCGCCGCCGCTCTTCTTGAGCCGCAGCTCGTAGATCTTCGCCGCGCCCGGCAGCGTCACGGACGCGGTCTTGCGGGTCGCGCTGGTCTCGGTCCACGACAGCGTCGCGACGTCGACAGCGTCGGTGAGGTTGTGCAGCGTGAGCGTGCCCGTGACGCCGCTCACCACCTGCCCGATCGCGTCGAGGGTGAGCACCGTGGTCTTGGCCGTGATCGCGTAGTCGGCCGGCGCGAAGTAGGCGCCGCCGATGGCGACGTCGGCCGTCGAGACGGTGCTGGCGTAGGGCGCGAGCGGGATGAGCTGGCGAAAGCCGACGAGGTCCGACGCCATCAGCGGCGACCACGCCGGGTCAGGCGAGTCCGCGCGCAGGTAGTGCCCCACGGTCCCGAGCGCCAGGCGCTGGTCAGCGCTCGCGCCGCGCACGATGAGGTCGCCGCGCGTGGTCGTCGGGGAGGCCGCCGCGGTCGTGGGCACCCACTGCGACGTGGAGCTGCTCCACACCAGCGTCTGCCCGTTGGTCGGTGCGGTGCTCGAGATCGTGCGCCCGCGGAGGTAGCCCGCATCAGCGAGGTAGACCGGCTCGCGCGATGTCCACGTGCCCGGCGAGGTCGCCGAGGCGCGCGTCGAGTAGACCGTCCACGTCAGCCCCGTCGCGACGATCTGCCCGTCGGCGTAGACCGCGCGCTGCAAGGGCCAGTCAGCGAGGGTGTCTGTGACCGGCAGCGGGAGGCGCTCCCAGTTCTGCCCGTCGTCGTCGCTGCGCCAGAGGTACGGCGCGGCGCTCTGCGTGGCGATCCACGAGCCGTCCACGTGCGCGAGGTCCGTGATCGTCGCACCCCACCCGGTGGGCACGGTGATCGCGCTCCACGTCGCGCCGCCGTCGGTGGAGCGCCAGAGCAGCGTCGCCGCGAGCGCGGTGGTGCCGTCCTCGCGGTAGCTCGCCCACGCGAGGAGCGTGCGCGCGTCCGAGGGACCGCCCACCACGAGCTGCACCCGCGCGTCGGTGGGGATGCCCGTCATCGTGCCCAGCGTCGTGCCGCCCGAGGGGAAGGTCGACAGCGGAGGGACGGACCGCACTTCGCCGAGGCTCGACGCGACGATGTGCCGCGAGCGGCTGTCGTCGTAGGCGATGGAGGTGGCCTGCGCTGCGGCGCTCCACCCGAAGCCCGCGGTGAAAGGCCACGTCGTGCCGTCGTCGTTGGACCCGACGAGCGCATACTGCGCCGAGCTGGTGCGCTCCAGCGCGTAGATGTCCCCGCCGCCGTCGACGATGCCGCGAATGGTTCGGCCCGCGAAGGCCGCGATGGTGGTCCAGTACGTGGCGTCGCTCACACCGATCGCGCTGGAGCTGGAGCCGTCGTGGACCGGCGTGCGCCACGCGGCGCCGGTGCCGCCGTCGCGACCCCATGCGACCCAGTACACACCGACCTGTGCGATGCCCGCGAGCGACGCTGTGTCGGCGTGCACGGCGCGGTCTTGCCACGTCAGCCCGTTGCGCGAGACGGCGATCTTCGCCGCAGGCCCCGAGGCCACGCCGGTGATCGCGTAGCGGTAGCGCTGTGCCCGCGCCCGGGTGTCGTCAGCGTCGACCGCGAGGCCGGTGATGCTGGTGAAGGTCGCCGCGCTGCCACCGTGCGCCGCACGCGTCCATGCGCCCCACCCGGGGCCGCGCAGGAAGTCGCTCCAGGCGAGGGAGTAGTGAAACAGGTAGTTGAACCACTGCGCAGGCGCCTCGAACCGCGCGGGGAATCCATCGTCGGCGATGGAGCTGATCGGCTCCACCAGGCCAGCGCTTGCGCTCCATGCGAAGCGCGGCATGCGTGTCGGTCTCGACGCCATCAGTGCACCACCCCGGCGAGTTCGCCGCCGTCGACCGGCGTTGAGCCGGAGAGATCTGCGAAGCCGGTGTTGGTCCCGGCCTCCAACGCCTCGGAGCCCGCGGCGAACCGGAACGCGTTGCCCGCGGGAGGGCAGATCACCTGCAGCTCCACGCCCCCGGCGCGCAGTCGACGCGCGATGGCGCCGACGTACCCGTCATCGGTGAGCAGGGCGTCCGTGGGCTCCGCGAGCATCGCCGCGGGGAACACCTCGGTGACCGCCCACGCGCCCGAGTTGAGATCTTCCCCGGTGAGGATGGACATCACCGCGTCGACGTCGGGCAGGGTGCCGTTGGAGCGCATCGTGCGCGCCCACGCGTGGAGGGCAACGCGATACCGCGCGTCGGTGATCGTGGTCGCGTCGAGGCGGCGCAGGCCCATCAGCTCCCCGAGCTGGGTGAGTGCGTGCCCCGAGCTCTCGTCGATCCCGAGGACCACCAGCGGGTGCGTCGCCGTTTCCAGCCGCTGCACCGAGGTCATGAGGCCGCGGGTGAAGCCCTCGACGTTGGCCTTGCGAAGCTGCCCCGGGAGCAGGGCGACGCCCTCTCCCTCGTGGTCGCTGATCAGCGCGACGTCGGTGACGGCGTTGGCTTCGGTCACGACAGCCCCCGGGTGACGGTGATCCGGCCGTCAGCGAAGACGCACCGCTCGCGCTCGCCCGGCACGTAGTTGGTGCGCTGCTGGAGCGCCTCGGTGGCGACGGTGCCGATGAACACGTAGGCGTCGGTCACGCCCGCGACCGCGCACACGGCGGTGAGCAGGTCGGAGATGCGCGCGGGAGACCCGGCGCGGAACTCGTCGCTCACCTCGAGGAACGCGGCCTTGACCGCGGCGTCGCCCGCGTAGGTGTCGGGGTCGACCTCGACGCGGATCGTCGCGTACATCGTCAGCGACGTGGGGCGCGAGAACTTCACCGAGCGTGTGCGGCCGTTGGCGTCGGTGAAGGTCACCGTGACGCCGCCCACGGTCTCGATGCCGCCAGACTTCGCGGCGAAGAGCGCGCGGCCGACAGCCTCGTCGGCGCCGCCAAGCACCAGCAGGTCCACGCTCTTGCTCGGGCGCCCGAGGCTGTCGGGGAACGCGCTGACGTTCTCCCAGCCGGTCACCTGGGTGACGTTCGGGACCTCCAGCACCTGCGCCACGATGGCGTCGAGGGGCGACGACGCCGCGCGCTGTGCGCTCTGCTCACGCCGCAGCCGAAAGGCCGCGTCCGTCTCGACGGGAAGGCCCGCGGTCGCGTCGGCGAGGTTCGTTACGGCGGTCCACCCGCTGACGGGCGTGGCGATGACGGTGATGGTCCCGGCCGGCGCCGGGGTGCGCCCCGTGTCGAGGGCCTCCGCGGCGACGGTGAGCGTGGTGGCGCTCCCGGTGGAGTTCGTCACCGAGGCGGTGGTCACCCAGGCGTTCGCGGGCTCCCCGGTCACCGAGGCGCGCGAGCCCGAGGGGATGGTCACGCCGTTGTTGAGCGTCACCGAGAGCGTCACGGTGCCCTTCGTGGCCGCACGCCGCTCGAGCGCCGGGAAGATCCCGGCCACCGCGTCGAGGCCCTCACCCGAAGCGCCAGAGGCCGTGCGCGCTGCGTAGACCGCGCCCACGAGCTCCCAGAGTTGCCCGAGCTTCGTGGCGCACGCCGCGAGTACCGGCCCGAAGACGCTCTCCGCGGACACGTCCACGTCGGAGCCGAGCTCCGCGCGCACGTCGGCCTCCAGCTCCGCGAGCACCTCCGTCGCGGTCTTCGGCACCCAGCCGGTGGCGGTAAGCCCCGCGGTCACGCTGCCCCCGCGGCGAAGTCGGTGACGGTGATGGCCGCGCCCTCAACGGGCGTGACGGTGAAGCTCACCGAGGCGCGGCGCGCGGTGCTCACTGAGAAGCGGAACGCCTCGACGCTGCGCACGCCGGGGCAGGTCGACACTGCGCGGCGGTAGACGCCCTCGGCGACCGCGAACCCACCGGCCTTGCCGAGCACCTGGGTGAACAGCGGGATCCCCACCCCGAGGTCGAAGGGGTACTCCCCGGCCACGAGCCCGAGGCGCAGGTGAAGCTTCTGGCGCACGGCGTCGGCGCCCGAGGTGAGCTCCGCACGCCGCAGGCCATCAGCCCCGCGGGAGAGCTTCAGATCGCCGGTGAGGGGGTCGAGGGCAAGGTCACGCACGCGGCCCAGCGTGCGTGCCGATCCGTGCGAGGGGCTAGCCCAGGCTGCGACACTGACCGGGACGAGGACGGCACGGCCGACGTATGGTCATCGCATGCGCTCCTGGTTGCCCGTTCTGGCCCTCCTCGCCCTCGGATGCTCCGCGCGGTACACCGGCCCGTCCACCCCGCCGGAAGACGCCGCCACGGGGCCGGACGGGGCATCCCTATGCATTCCCGGCGCGCAGGTGGCGTGTGCGTGCGTAGGCGGAGCATCAGGGGCCCAGGTCTGCGCCGCTGACGGGCGTGCGCTCGGGCCGTGCACCTGCCCGATGGCCGACGCCGCGGTGACGGTCGACCGACCCGCCCCGCGCGACGCTCCTGACGTGCTCATGGCGCGCGACGTCGTCGACGCTGGGTGCGCTGTTGGCGAAAGCGAGCCGTGCGCGTGCCCTGGCACCCTGGGCGAGCGGCGATGCGCCGCCGACGGGTGGAGCGCCTGCCGGTGCCCTTCGCTCGATGCGGGCGCACCGCCAGATGCCGGGGAGGCGCCCGACGTTGCCGTCGCAGTCCCCGATGTGGTGGACGCGCCGCCGGTCGACGCGGGGCCGCAGGTCTACCCGCTCGACCCGCCGCCGGGAGGCCTCGATGTGCGGGTGTTGTTCTTCGAGACGTGCACGGGGCAGGATGGCGGGCCCTGCGGCGTCGAGCCCATCACCGCAGTCACGGGGGCCACATGCACCCGCACGGGCTCGCGGCTGAACTTCAACCTCCGCGCCGGGTCGCAGATCACCGGCTTGGTACCGGACTACCGCAGCAACGCGGGCGCGAGCGTGGCCGTCGTCGGAGGGGGCGCGACCCAGGGCCGCAACATCGAGGTGGTGGCCGGCGCCGAGGTCGGCGGGCGGCAGTCGTTCCGGGTGAGCTTCTCCGCGCCGCCGACACCCAGCGTCGCAGGCGTGACCGGCGTGCCGGGTCGCACGGTGAGCCCCGACCGCGGCGACGTGTGGTTGCTGGGCTGCGAGGTCAGGTAGCCTTGGCCTTCGTCGCGGCCACGCTGTCGAGGGCGCTGAGGGGCGTGGAGGGCGCGCTGACGGGGCCCGTCGCAGCGGTCGGGTGCGTGTGCGCGTTGAGCCAAGTGCGGATCGTCGAGAGCCGCGAGTCCACGAGGTTCGCGAGGGCGACGAACTGCGACGCGGCAGCGCCGCCGACGTGCGTGGTCCCGTCGGTGTCGAGCTGGAACACCACGGTGCTGCCCTGGGTGATCTTGAGCGACCCGTTGTTGTTGAAGGTCACCCGCGTCCCGGCGGTGTCGTCGCTGCCGATCACAAGGCGCGGCGACCCGGGCGTGTTCGCGAACGCAGGCGCGTTGGCGAGCTTCTTCGAGCGGTCGAACAGCCCCGGGATGAACACGCCCGCGCCGAGGTGGTGGCGCCCGAGAAAGCCCGGGTCGGTGACGTCGCCCCCTCCGGCACGCCAGTGCCCGATGGCGTCTTCGCAGAACAGCGCGACGCCCATGTCCCCGGGCTGGATCGCGAACGCGATGAAGTGGTCGCTCGTGCGCGGGAACACCACCGGCACGCAGGGCAGCACGGGGTAATCCTCGTGCGTGATGCCGCCATCGGGGTCGTGCACCGCGCACCGCACCAGCGGCACGAGGTCTGCGACCTGGAGCACCGGGTCGTAACTCTGCACCCGGCAGGGCATCGCGGTGTGCACCTGGTGGAGCGCGTGCTCGATGTGCGCGCGGATCAGGTCCTCTTGCGACGGCTCAATCGTGCGATCCCACGTCATCGAAACAACCTCCGCGACTCGTAGAAGGCCAGCGCGATCAGGTCGAGCTCTGCGCCCCACTCCGCCCCGCGGGTGTCGCCCGCAAGGGTCATGTGGCCGATGCGGTAGGTGCCGCTGAGCACCGTGCTCTGCAGTTGCACGAGGCCACCGGGGGCGAGGCCCGGGATGAGCAGGCACTTCGCCTTCGCGCGGTGCCGCCCGTTCTTCTCGGGGGAGCCGACGAGGCCCGTGTCGGAGCTGAGCACCACCGCCGACCGCTGGAGCGCGCGGCCCCGGGGCAGGAGCTGGAGCACGCCCGACTGCACCGACCACTCCAGGCCCGCGCTGCGACACAGCGCCGTGAGCTGCTCCGCGGCGGGGCCGTGGAGCACGTGCCCCTCGGGGAAGAGCGCGCCCACGCGCCCGATCGCCGCGAGCTCGCTGACGTCGTCCACGTTGCCCGGGTCCACCTCCATCTGCTCTGCGATCCCCCGGATCACGTCGCGCAGGGAGGCATCCGACGAAAAAGCCTGCGCCCCCCGCGCGCGCCGCAACGCGAACTCCCCATCCCCCGCGCCGATCTCCAACGTCCACTCCGGGTGCTCGCGCTTCTCGACCGCGCGCCGGAGGTTGCCGCGGAAGATCACCGGGCGGGAGGCCTCGACGTACCCCGCGGACACCTCCACGACGGTCTGCGGGTTCGCCGCGCCCGCTGCGCTGCCGAACGACCTGCGCCGGGGGAGCGCGAGGATCTGTGCCCGGTGCTCGGGGGAGAGGTTGTAGAGCACCAGCTCGCACGTCCCGGGGCGCGCGGCGGTGGTCCGCTCGATCTTGAACGAGCAGTCGAGGTCGGTGGTTGCGAACGGACCGACCTGCACCCGCCACGAGCGCATGAAAAGGCGCTGCGTCACGGGATGACCTCGCGCACGGCGTCGAGGTCGGCGCCATCGAGGTAGAGCAGCACGTGCCGGTCACCGAGGCTGGTGAACGTCGGATCGTCGAGGCCCTCGCGCACGCTGCGCTGGTCCACGAGCACGATGTCGCCCGAGGGGCACCGCGAGTCCCGCACGCCGCGCAGGAGCCGCAGGGAGGGCGCGAGCACCCGCCCGGTGACGATGGCCGCGCCGTCCTGGTCGGCGAGGTCGAGGGACCACCGGCCGCTGCGCTGCGACCACCGGAAGGTGAGCTGGTATTCGCGCCCGTCGAGGGCCGTGGTCTGCGTC